TTCCACTGGTGCAGTTGCTTCTGCCACTACTAAAACTATTAATATTGGTACTGGTGGCGCATCTGGTTCTACAACTAATGTAAACTTAGGTTCTTCTGCTGGTGGTACTGTTACTGTTAATAATGATATAACAGTTACTGGTAATTTAACTGTAAATGGTACAACAACTACTGTAAATTCAACAACAGTTACTGTTGATGACATTAATATTGAATTGGGTTCTATTGCTTCTCCTACAGATACAACTGCCAATGGTGGTGGTATTACTCTTAAGGGTACTACTGATAAAACTATTATCTGGGATAGTACAAACACTAACTGGACATCTTCTGAGAACTTGAATCTTGCATCTGGTAAAGTATTCAAGATTAACAATACTTCAGTTCTAAGTTCAACAACTCTTGGCTCTGGTGTTACTGGTTCTTCTCTTACTTCTGTAGGCACTATTGGTACTGGTACTTGGAATGGTTCAGTAATTGGTCCTGCTTATGGTGGTACTGGTATAGCAAATAATGCTGCTAGCACATTGAGTATTTCTGGTGCATACGGTACTACTTTAACAGTATCTGGTACTACTTCTATTACTCTACCTACCTCTGGTACTCTTGCGACATTGGCTGGAACTGAAACATTAACTAATAAGTCTTTCAATAGTTCTATTAATTATCAAGCATCTGCAGTTACTGTTGCCAACGATAATGTTATTCAAGCAACTGTTGCCACTGTTTCTGCTACGACTGTTGATTCTTGGGCAAAGGCTACTTATCGCTCTGCTAAATACCTTATCCAAGTCACTCAAGGTAGTAACTATCAAGTTAGTGAGATCATGGTTATTCAAGATGGTACCAATACATATATGACAGAATTTGCTGTTATTGAAACTAATGGCGTATTGGCAACATTTACAAGTAGTATCTCTAGTTCTAATGCTGTGTTGACAGTGACTATGGCTTCTGCAACTTCTGCAACTATCAATATTCAGAGAACTCTGTTAGTTGTTTAATATACTGAAGGTTGTTAAGTCAACCTTCATTTCGTGGAAAATGAAACGAAATGGCAAACGAATTTAAAGTCAAAAATGGCCTGATCCTTGCATCAGGCGCACTAATTACAAGTGGTTCCGCAGGAACTTCTGGATACATTCTAACATCTAATGGTTCAGGATCATCTCCAAGTTGGCAAGCAAATGCTGGAGGAGGTGGAGGTGGAAGTTCATCTTTAGTTGATATTACACCAACCTCTATTACATCAAGTTCATATACAACAGTTTATTCTGCATCTAGCACAACATACAGAGCAGCAAAATATTATATAAACATAACTTATGGTTCTAATTACGGAATATATGAGTTTATGGTTGCTCATGATGGCACGTCAGTTTATTTCCCATATAGTTCATCTACTTCATATGTTTCTGGAACTTATTTCTCTGGAGACTATTTAGATTCAATCGCAACATTGCATAAAATTGAAATTGGAACTGTAACTAATTTTTCATTAAACTGGGCAGTTACTGGTGATAATTTAGTATTCTCTGTAGCATCTCCAAGTGGAGTAACTTTTGCAGTTACTGGTGAAGTTCTTTTAATTAAGGCATAATATGGCAATCCCAACAACAAGAGAATCTTTAAAACAATACTGCCTTCGCGATCTTGGTGCACCTGTCCTTGAGATTAACGTAGATGATGATCAGTTAGAAGATCGTATTGATCAAGCATTAGAATACTGGCGTCTATACCACTATGATGGTATTGAAAAACTTTACATGAAGCAGAAAATTCGTGCTTCAGAAATCATTCTTCAGCAGTCAAATGCATCTACTTTTAATTTAGAAGATATAGTAACAGGGCAAACTTCAGGTGCAACTGCAAAAGTATCTAGAGAGAGCGGTCGTCTATCAACTGGAACCTTACTTCTTGTAAAAAATATTACTGGAACTTTCCAAGTTAACGAAACCATATTAGCTGATGGTGGTCAAACTGCCACTTTAGTTTCTGCAACTAAACGTGAGTATGATAACAAATATATCGAGATCGATGATTGGGTTTATGGCATTACACGTGTGATTCCTTTTGCTCAGGCATCTTCTTCAAAGAATCTATTTGACTTACAATATCAGTTACGTTTAAATGACTTGTATGATTTATCGTCTACATCAATTGTTTATTTTAAAACTGTAATGAGTCACTTAGCCATGCTCGATTTAGAGCTAAACGGATATCCACTGTATAGATTCAATCGTTTACAAAGTCGTTTGTACTTAGATATTAATTGGGAAACAGATATTCCACTTGGTGATTATGTCGTTGTTGAAGCATATCGTGCATTGAACCCTGCAGATTTTATAAAAGTTTGGAATGAAACTTGGTTAAAAAAATATGTAACTGCACAGTTCAAACGTCAATGGGGTACTAACCTTAAAAAGTTTACTGGTCTTCAACTTCCAGGTGGAGTAACTCTTGATGGCGATAAGTTATACCAAGAAGCCATGGACGAAATTCAACATCTAGAAGATGAACTAATGACAAAGTCTGCACCATTAGACTTTTTCATAGGATAATTAATGCCAACTAATGTTTATTTTACGCAGGGTACTAAGAACGAGCAGTACTTAGTTGAAGAATTGATCATTGAATCATTAAAGATTTTTGGTCAAGAGATGTTTTACATTCCGAGAACATTGGTTTCAAAAGATGAAATTCTTGGTGAAGATCGTTTATCAAAATTTACTTCATCATTCCCAATTGAAATGTATTTTGAAAACGTAGATTCTTTTGCTGGTCAGGGTGCGTTTATTCAGAAGTTTGGTTTAATGATGGAGCAGTCTGCCACGTTGGTAGTTGCTCGTAGACGCTGGGAACAGTTAGTTGGTCGTTATGGAGTTACTCAAATTCCTACTCGTCCGAATGAAGGCGATCTACTTTATTTCCCATTGACTAAAGGTTTGTTCGAAATTAAATTCGTACAACACCAAGATCCATTTTATCAGCTTGGTAAACTTTATGTTTACAAACTGCAAATTGAACTCTTCCAATACTCTTCCGAAGCGATTGATACTGGTGTTGCTTCTATTGATGCTTTTGAATCATTGAAGACATTCAATACAAATACAACTCGCACACCATATGGTGAGGTAACTTCCATTACAATTAGCAATCAGGGTGCTGGTTATACTTCTGTTCCAACAGTATCATTCTCTGGCGGTGGTGGTGGTACTGGTGCAGCTGCTACTGCTGTACGTGGAACTGGAGCGAATATAGGTAAAATTATTCGTGTTGACATTACAGATCCAGGAATTGGTTATACGACTACACCAATTGTCATATTTACTGGTGGAGGATTTAGTTCTACTGCAGTAGCGACTTCATCAATCTCAGCCAACGTAGATAAACCAGAATCATTCGGTGATAACAATAAATTTAAAACAGAAGCACAGGATGTATTGTTTAGCGTAACAAACCCATTCGGTGAAGTAGATAAAGAGAATAATCCATAATGTTAAACAATCAAGTTTACTACCACGGAATTATACGAAAATGTATCGTAGGATTTGGTACGCTATTCAGTGACATCTATATTGATCGTAAAGAAGGTGACTCTGTAACTGGAGCAACTCTTCAACGTCTTCAAATTCCACTTGCATATGCACCGAAAGAAAAATGGATTGTTCGTTTAGATTCAGATCCAAATTTAGAAAATCATACTTATGTTTCTCTTCCACGTATGTCTTTTGAGATTACTGCATATAATTATGACTCTGCACGGAAAACAAATCGTATGCAAAAGATTACATGCGGGGATGGTTCTAATCAGACTTCGTATATGTACTCTCCAGTACCATACAATATTGAAATAAGTCTTTATATTTTAACAAAGACTCAAGAAGATGCAATGCAAATCGTTGAGCAGATTCTTCCAACATTCACTCCAGAATACACAATAACTATTAATGTGGTTCCAGATATGAATGTCAAGCAAGAAGTTCCAGTTATTTTAAATAGTATTAGTGTACAAGATGAATATGATGGCGATTTTCAAACAAGACGTTTTGTTACGCATACTTTAAACTTTACACTTAAATGTAATTTATTTGGGTATGTTAATAATGGTGGAGTTATTACTAATGTTAATGCCAATATTGGTCTTAATGACGTTAATATTCCAAATCGAATTTTCTCTGCAGTTGGAAATACAACAACTGCTGTTATAACTGATCAACAGTGGCTAGATAATTTTTAAAATATGGCAAAAGTATATAATGCAAATGTGAACCTTAAAGCTGCTGGAGTAAGTGTTCAATTTACTCCAGAACAAGTTCAAGAAATTCTTAAATGTGCTCAAGATCCAATTTATTTTATTGAAAACTATTGTAAAATAGTTTCTCTTGATCATGGTTTAATTCCCTTTAAACTCTATGATTGCCAGAGAGAAAAAATTAATATTATCCATGAGAATAGAAAAGTTATTTTGATGGAAGGTCGTCAGCAAGGAAAGACTACTGCCTCTGCTGCATATATTCTTTGGTATACATTATTTCAAGAATCTAAAACAGTTGCTATCCTTGCAAATAAAGCAACATCTGCTCGTGAGGTTCTACATCGTTATCAATTGATGTATGAACACTTACCTCACTGGATGCAACAAGGTGTTATTACTTGGAATAAAGGTGACGTTGAACTTGAAAATAAATCGTTAATATTTACTGCTGCAACAACTACTTCTGGTATTCGTGGTAAATCTGTTAACTTATTGTATGTTGATGAAACTGCCATTATTCCAAATACCGTTGCAGAAGAATTCTTTACATCTGTTTATCCTACAATTTCTGCGGGTGAGACAACAAAGATTCTTTTAAGTTCAACTCCACTTGGTTATAATCATTTTTGGAAATTTTGGAATGACGCAGAGAATGGGCGAAACGATTTCGTGCCGTTATTTATTCCTTACTGGAAAATTCCTGGGCGTGATGAAGCATGGGCAGAAGCACAACGTCGTCAGTTGGGTGATTTAAAATACAATCAAGAGGTTCTTTGTAAGTTTCTTGGTTCTAGCCTTACACTTATTAATGCTGATGTCATTGCTAAAATGTCTTTGGCTCAAACAGTATATAGTAAAGATGGTTTGGATATTTATGAAAAGCCAAAAAAACTAAATACATATGTAATTGTTGCAGATACTGCAAAAGGTGTTGGTGGAGATTATTCTGCATTTACTATAATTGATATCACAGAAGTCCCGTATAAACTTATTGGTAAATACCGCAACAATACAATTAGTCCGCTATTATATCCAAACGTAATTTATGAAGTTGGCAAACAATATAACAATGCATATGTAATGGTGGAAGTAAACTCCAGTGAACAAGTTCCACATATTTTATATCAGGAGCTTGAATATGAGAATATATTGTTTGTAACTAGAACTACAGGGACGCAGATTGTCTCTGGTGGATTTGGTGGAGGTAAAACTCAGCTTGGTGTTACTACTGACAAAAAAGTCAAACGTATTGGATGCCACAATTTTAAATCTTTGGTAGAAGAAAATAAACTAATAATACAAGACGCAGATACAATTTCAGAAATATCAACCTTCATCGAAGCAAAAGGTACGTATATGGCGGATGATGGTTATCATGATGACTTAGTTATGAGTTTGGTTCTGTTTGGTTGGCTAACAACTAGCCCATATTTTAAAGACCTAAATAACATTAACCTTAGGGAAATAATGTATAAGAAACAGATGCAAGCGATTGAAGATGAATTAACGCCATTCGGGGTTTATGACGATGGGAACCATGAAGAAAAAACACCCTTAAATTTTTAGAAATATGGATTTTTATAAATAAATTAGTGATGACCATGGTTGTCAACTCAAAATAACATGTTAAAGCAATAAGGAGAATTACAATGCCTTTTCAACTAAGTCCTGGCGTTGCAGTCGTAGAGAAAGACTTTACTTCAATCGTTCCAGCATTAGCTACCTCAAAGGGTGGTTTTGCAGGTACTTTTGCGTGGGGTCCAGTATTAGATCCAGTAACTATTGAATCTGAGAACAGTCTTGTTCAAAGATTTGGTAAACCAACTGACGACAATGCAACTTCGTTTTTTACTGCAGCAAACTTTCTATCTTATGCAAACGACCTTTTAGTTGTTCGTGCTGATACAGTTGATCATAGAAATGCTGTTTCAACTAAAACTGGTGGTATCACTTCAGTAACTGTCGCTGGTACTAACTCTGGTTATAGTTCAACTTCAGCTGCTCCTACTATTACTGTTGGTGCTCCACAAATTACTGGTGGAACTCAAGCAGTTCTAACTGCAGTTCTTTCTGGTGGTGCAATTACTGCTGTTGCAGTTTCTAGTGGTGGTTCTGGTTACTCTGGTACTCCAACTGTAGTTATTACTTCTTCTGGTGGTGGCTCTGGTGCTACATTTACCGTAACTGTTGTTTCTAACGCAATTACTGCTGTTACAGTTACTAATGGTGGTTCTGGTTACAAAGGTACTGTTACTGCTGCATTTTCTGGTGGTGGTGGTACTGGTGCTACTGCTGGTGCAGTTACTGTTGGTACTTCATCTATCAGCGTAACTATTACTAGTGCTGGTAGTGGTTATACTTCTGCTCCAACTGCTACACTTAGTGGTACTGCTACTCTTACACCAGTAGTTACTGTTGGTGGTATTAAAATTAATAATACTGATGCATACACTACATCTTATGCTAATGGTGCTGGTGTTGTTGGTGAATTTGCTGCTAAGTATCCAGGTGCTTTGGGTAACTCATTAATGGTTTCAATGGTTGGAAGTACTCATTATGCTACTTGGGATTATAAAGATGAATTTGATTCAAGTCCTGGAACTTCAACTTATGCAGCTAATGTAAGTGGTTCTAATGATGAGTTGCATGTTATCGTTATTGATACACTTGGTTTATGGAGTGGTGTTGTCGGTACTATTCTAGAAAAATTTGCCTATGTTTCTAAGGCATCTGACGCTAAGAAACCTGATGGAACAAACAACTACTACCGTGATGTAATTAATAGTCGTTCTAAGTATATCTGGTGGATGGATCATATTACTGCTGGTACCAACTGGGGTAATACAGCTGCAAATACTTCCTTTACACACTTAGGTGCTATATTTAATTCTACTTTAACTGGTGGTCTTGATGATATGGTTGCCACTGATGGTCAATTAATAACTGCTTGGTCAACCTTCTCTGATGAAAGTCAGTATGATGTTCGCCTATTACCAGTTGGTAAAGCATCCGCAACAGTTGCTACTAGCGTAATTGATATTGCTGAAACACGTGCTGACTGTGTTGTTTTTGTTTCTCCACAGAATACAAGTACTGGTGACATTATTATTGCTTCTGGTACCGATGCTACTACTCCAATTGTTACTTACCGTAATGCACTACCAAGTTCTTCATATGCTGTTATGGATTCTGGTTACAAATATCAATATGATCGCTACAACGACAAGTATCGTTATATTCCATTGAATGGTGACGTTGCTGGTTTATGTGCACGTACTGATTATCAACAAGACCCATGGTTCTCTCCAGGTGGTTTGAGTCGTGGACAGATTAAAAACGTAGTTAAGTTAGCCGTAAATCTATCTAAGACTGATCGTGATACACTTTATAAAGCAGGTGTAAATCCTGTAGTAACATTCCCAGGACAAGGTACTGTGTTGTTTGGTGATAAGACTCTATTGGCTAAGCCAAGTGCGTTTGATCGTATTAATGTGCGTCGTCTGTTTATCGTTCTTGAGAAGACTATCTCTGCTGCTGCTAAATCTCAGATGTTTGAATTTAATGATCCATTCACTCAAGCCCAATTCAAGAATCTTGTAGAACCATTCTTGCGTGATGTTCAAGGTCGTCGTGGTATTAGTGACTTCGTTGTTAAGTGCGATGCAACTAATAATACGGCAGAAGTTATTGATGCCAACGAATTCGTTGCTAGCATCTTCGTTAAGCCAAATCGTTCTATCAACTTTATTACTCTCAATTTTATTGCTGCTCGTTCTGGCGTAGTATTTAGTGAAATTGGTGCTTAATAAACATATAAATAAAGAATAAAGGAGATAACAAATGGCAAATATTGCTGATTTTAAAGCGGTAATGCTGGGTGGGGGTGCTCGCCCAAATCAATTCCGTGCACAATTAAACTTTCCATCTTACGTTGCTGGTGGTGTTGTTGCTGGACAAGAAGCACAATTTCTATGTAAGTCTGCTCAATTACCAGCTTCCACTGTAGAGAACATTGGTGTTCTTTATCGTGGTCGCCCAGTAAACTTTGCAGGCGAGCGTACTTTCCAACCATGGACTGTAACAATCTATAACGATACAAGTTTCAATATTCGTAATTCTTTTGAACAGTGGCAAGCTGGTATTCAGAATTATAGTACAACTACTGGTCGTACAAATCCACGTGATTATCAAGTAGATCTACAGATTTTCCAATTAGATCGTAATGGCGCAACTATTAAGGCATATTCATTTAAAGATGCATATCCAGTTACTGTTGGCGCAATTCAACTTGATTATGAACAACAAAATCAAATTGAAACATTTGATGTTGAATTCCAATACAACTTCTTTACTAGCAATTCTACAGAAGGTAATGCCTTTGGTGTTAATGTATCTGTTGATACTCCATTAGGCAATTTCCCAATTAAAATATAATAGTGATTAAAATTTAATTATGCAGGTTTTTGGCTTTGAGATAAAACGTAAGAATGAAAAGTTAGATGTGGGGAGTGTTGTAACTCCCCCATCTGATGACGGATCAACTGTAGTCGCCAGTGCAAGTGCTTATTATGGCATGGTAATGGATGTCGAAGGTGTCGTTAAAAATGAAAATGATTTAATTCGCAGATATCGTGAAGCATCTCAGTATGCTGATTGCGATATGGCAATTGAAGATATTATCAATGAAGCCATTATATCTGATGAACATGAACAAACTGTCAAAGTTAATCTTGATAAGTTAAATGTTTCTAAATCTATAAAAGAAAAAATTCGTAATGAATTTGATGAGGTTTTGAAACTGTTAAAGTTCAATATTAAAGGACATGATATTTTTCGTTCATGGTATATCGATGGAAGACTTTTTTATCATATTCTAATTGACGAAAATAATGTAAAGCAAGGTATTGTTGAGTTGCGTTATGTAGATCCTCGCAAGATTCGTCGCATTAAAAACGTAACTAAAGAAAGAACTCCAGGTGGAGTCGAAATTATTAAAAAGGTAGATGAGTATTTTCTTTACAATGATAAAGGTATTACTGAACAATCAACACAGGGTGTTAAACTATCGCTTGATTCGATAGTTTTCTGCCCTTCTGGGCTTTCTGACGCTAATACAGGAATGACGCTTTCCTGTTTACATAAAGCAATTAAGCCAGTAAATCAATTAAAGATGATTGAAGATGCGGTAGTTATTTACCGCATTTCACGTGCTCCAGAACGTAGAGTGTTTTACGTTGACGTAGGTAACCTTCCAAAGTTGAAGGCTGAACAATACGTCAATGATATTATGAATAAATTTAGGAATAAAGTTGTTTATGATGCAGTAACTGGCGAGACACGTGATGACAGAAGACATCTATCAATGATGGAAGATTTCTGGATGCCACGTCGTGAAGGTGGTAAAGGAACAGAGATTACTACACTTCCAGGTGGACAAAATCTTGGCGATATTCAAGATATCGAATACTTCCAGAAGAAATTATACCAAGCATTAAATGTTCCAATGTCTCGTATGATGCAGTCTCAGGGATTTAGTCTTGGACGTTCGCAAGAAATTACTCGTGACGAAATTAAATTTAGTAAATTTATTGCTAGACTACGCAAGAAATTTTCAGTGTTGTTTAATGACACATTGCGTGTTCAGTTAATAGCTAAAGGTATTATTCGTGCCGATGAGTGGGATGATATTTCCCATGTAATTAGTTTTGATTATCAAGAAGATAACCACTTTAATGAATTAAAAGATGCTGAGTTGTTGACAAATCGTATTCAGATTTTGCAACAACTAGAGCCTTATATTGGACGTTATTATTCATCGAACTGGGTTCGTAAAAATGTTCTTATGCAGACTGATGCTGACATTGACCAGATGGAAAGTGAAATGAACCAAGATAATGACAATAAGATGAATCAAGCTGAAATGGATGGTAATGTAGCTGGAGCACAACAAACTGCTCAACAAAATTATTTTGTTAAAAATGCTATCCCAGATCCAAATGAACAGCAACAACAAGCACCTGCAAAATAAGGAGATTATAGAATGAATACTGTTAAAGATTTAATTGATGCGATTGCCGATGGAAGTGCAACTGGAATGGAATCTACATTTAATGTGGCCATGGCAGAAAAACTTTCTGGACGTTTAGAAACTATGCGTCAAGAAGTAGCAAAGAATATGTTTACAACGCAAGAAACTGTTGTTGAAGAATAAAATATGTCAGACTTAATTAACTCCGTAGTAAAAGCATTGAATCAATTTAATGCTACATCTAATGTATTTCGTCAGGTAGAAGAACCAAAAACACCTGATGTTCAAGAAACTAACGTATCTGAAAAAGATCCGAAAGAAGTCGAGAAACCGTAATGTATTACCAGCAGTTTTTAAAATCTCTTGATAATTCTATTGTAGAGAGTATTCACTCCTACGGTAATTTAATTCAGAAAACTGCTGATGGTTTAGTTCTGGTTAATACTGAAATAACAGAATTTAAAAGTTTAGAAGAAGCAAGAACATATATTAAAACAAAACAACAATCAGATAACTTAGAAGAGTCAATAACTAAAGAAATATACGAAGATATAACAGATAATCGTATCGCTAATATTATTAGAGAACATTACAACGTCAAAGTAACAGATACACTAATAGAGTCATATATCGAACTTGCTTCTTCTAATATATTTACAGTTGACCCAGTTGTTCAAGAAATCCGTAAACTTAACAAATTAGATGTAGTGGTTGAGAATAAAAATCACTATGAACTAAATGATGGTACTGTGGTTGCAATTAATGGAGTAACGCAAACTATCCTAAATAGTTTGTTACAAGACCAAAACGAAATTATTGAGTATATGAGAGAGTCCAAAGAGAACTTCTTTAATGTGCTTGAACGTATAGAGGAACAATAAGATGGCTGTCACTAAAACTATCATTAAAAATACAAACCAAGAGACCATCATTAAAATTGGTGGTACTGCAGCAAGTGCTACTATTAGTTTGGCAACTGACTGCCTTGCAAGTACTCAAGCACTAGATGGTGGGACTCAAACTGTAGATATTGTTACATGTCAGGTTACTGGTTTATTAAGTTCAGCAATTACTATTGTTAGGAACTCAGTTCCAGTTTTAGCATTTGCTCCAGAAAATAGTGGTCTATTTGATTTTGAAGGACAGGGTCATAGAGATAATGTTCAGAACACTAAAGATTTAGTTGTAACTATCAGTGGCGCAGAAGCGCATATCTATATTACACTACGTAAAATTGGTGGATATGCTACCAAAGTTGAGACTGCTACTTACGGTGCTTATGATGATGAGACTCGTGTTGGTGCATCTACTAGTGTTTATGGCTCACCAGATAAGGTATAACTATGAAACTTATTAGAGAAGTATTAGAAAATCCTGTTAACCTAGTCACTGAAAGTGCGCTGGGTAAAGGTAAGACTCATTTTATTGAAGGTGTGTTCCTTCAATCAGAATTAAAAAACCGTAATGGTCGTATGTATCCAGAGAAAGTTATGGATACAGAAGTCGGTCGTTACATTAAAGAGTATGTCGAGAAAAATCGTGCATATGGTGAACTTGGTCATCCAGAGAATCCACAGATCAATTTAGATCGTGTTTCGCACTTGATCACTTCATTACGTAAAGAAGGCACTAATTATATCGGTAGAGCAAAGATTCTAGAAACACCTATGGGAAAGATCGCTATCGGTCTACTCGAAGGTGGCGCAAACCTTGGCGTGTCTAGTCGAGCACTTGGATCTCTCAAGACAAATAATGAGGGACTTCAAATTGTTCAGGACGATTTTATGCTGTCAACAGCAGCCGATATCGTTGCAGACCCATCTGCTCCAGATGCCTACGTACGTGGGATTATGGAAAGTAAAGAATGGGTATTTATTGATGGAAAGTTTGTGGAGAAAAATATTGAAGAAACAAGATCTTATATTAAGAGAACTTCTTCACGCAATCTAGAAGAAGCGAAAATTGTCGCTTTCAAGAATTTTCTTAGTAAAATTCAATAATTACTAAATAATATACAGAACTATTCCAGTTAGGAGAAAACGATGTCAATAGAACAAAAAATTGCCGAGATGCTTAACGAGTATAAGCCAATGGGTACAGAAGGTGGAAGTAATTCTACTAAAGGTAGCGCACAGAGTGGTGATCAAACGCCAATCCGTACTGCATCTAATAATGTACCAGCTAGCAATCCAGCACAAAATGCAGACAATGATCGCAACGATTGTGATAATGAAGATGAAGCAGCAAATGCTACATCACAGAAATCAAATCGTGCTACCGCCAACGCAGTGACTGGTGACGCAAAACCATTCGCAGCAGGACCAACTGGTGCTAAGCCAAATATGAAAGAAGATATTGATGCGCTTATGAATGGCGAAGAACTATCTGAAGAATTTAGACAGAAAGCTGAAACAATTTTTGAAGCTGCTGTTGTGACACGTGTTAATGAAGAAATTGCACGTATCGAAGAAAGTTATGAAGTTAAGTTGCAAGAAGCAACTGAACAGATTAAAGAGGGTATGGTTGAACAAGTTGATGGATACCTCGACTATATTGTCGAGCAGTGGATTGCACAGAATGAAATAGCCCTTGAGCATGGTATGAAATCTGAGATTCTCGAAGGTTTTGTAGCTGGTATGAAAGAACTTTTTGTTGAACATTATATCGATATTCCAGAAGAAAAATTCGATGTAGTATCTGCTTTGGAAGAACAAGTTGAAATACTTGAATCCAAACTAGACGAAACAGTCGCAACAAATATCGAACTATCAAAAGTAGTTGGTACTTTAAAGCGTGCTGAGTTGGTTCAAGAAGCAAGTGAAGGTTTATCTGATACACAAGCAGATAAGTTTAAATCACTAACTGAAGAACTTACATACGAAGATGAAGAATCTTTCAAAACTAAAATGAAAACAATTCGTGAGAATTATTTCAAATCCAAAGCACAAGCAGATGTTACATCTGTAGTAACTGACACTCCTGTAGACACTCTAACTGAACAAAAGAAGTTAGATCCAGCTATGGCTGCTTACACTAGTGTCTTAAATCGCAACAAATAATTTAAAGGAAATCAAATGACTATCCGTCAAGATTTAGTAAAAAAATGGGCTCCTGTTCTCGATCACGAGGGCGCAGCTCCAATCAAGGAACAGTATCGTCGTGAAGTGACTGCTGTTCTTCTAGAAAACCAAGAAATCGAAATGCGTCGTGGTCGTGAAGCCATGGGCGAATTGAACGAAGCTGCACCAGCTAATGCTGTTGGTTCATATGGTGATACTGGCGGTTTCGCTAAGTTTGATCCAGTATTGATCAGCTTGGTTCGTCGTGCAATGCCACAACTTATCGCTTATGATGTTTGCGGTGTACAACCAATGACACAACCAACTGGTTTGATCTTTGCGATGAAATCACGTTACTCTACACAAGGTGGTACAGAAGCGTTGTTCAACGAAGCTGATACTGACTTCTCTGGTACAGGTACTCATTCTGGTTCTACTTTCAACCCAGGAAGCAACACTACTGGTACTGGTTTGTCTACATCTGCTGGTGAACGTCTTGGTCAAGGTGGAACTAGTGATGGTTCTTTTGGCGCAATGGCTTTCTCTATCGAAAAGCGTTCAGTTACAGCAAAAACTCGTGCTTTGAAAGCTGAATACTCTATCGAATTGGCACAAGATATGAAATCAGTTCATGGTCTTGACGCTGAAGGCGAATTGAGCAACATCCTTTCTACTGAAATTCTTTCAGAAATCAATCGTGAAGTTATCCGTACTATCTACAAGACTGCTAAAGTTGGTGCAGCTGTTGGT